AGCGAGTCCGTGCTGTACGGTAAGGGCTTGCTATGCTCAGAGATTCACCAAGGGTGGGTGTGAAGATGGATACAGAACAGAGAATCAAGCATCTTAAAGAACTGATTCCCCTATTGCCAATTAGGAAAACAATTCCTTTGCAAAGAGAACTGGTTCAGTTAGAAAGAAAACTGAAAGAACAAGGAGAGAGAGATGGACAACAAGGACATCAAGATTAGCCTGCTTTACAACTTAGATGAGGTTAACGTACTATTAACCTTATTAGGTAGCTTGCCCTTCAATCAGTCAGCCCAGATGATTGCGAATATTCGGGAGCAAGCCTTACCGCAGTTACCACTACAAGAAGTTGCGACCGAGCAACCAGCAACGACAACTTAATTGCTGAGACGCAACATGGATAGGGATCTAGAGACTCGATTTGCTGTACACGAAGCCGTTTGCGAAGAACGCGCCAAGCACATTGCGGACAGCCTCGACAAAGGATCAGCGCGTATGCAGCGTATAGAGATGCTGCTGTATGGCGTGATTATTCTAGTAATGCTCGGCCCCGGCGTGGCGGCTGAGTTCATCAAGAAGTTCTTCGGATGAGTGAGCAAGAAAAGCCAAAGAAGCGGGCTGGTCGTAAGACTGAGTATGACCCGCTGATCGCCGCAGAGATATGCACAAGGATCTCTTGCGGTGAGTCATTACGTCAAATCTGCATGGAAGACAGAATGCCTGTACACAGCACAATCTATTTGTGGCTGTTGCAGAATAAGCAATTCTCAGACAATTACGCGAAGGCCAGAGAAGAACAAGCAGACACCTTAGCCGATGAGATACAAGCGATTGCAGATGAACCGCCTGCAGAGATTGTTGATGACAAAGGCATAAGCCGCACAGATAGTGGCTGGGTGACATGGCAGAAGAACCGCATAGACGCCCGCAAGTGGGTGGCGAGTAAGCTGAAGCCTAAGAAGTACGGCGACCGCCAGATCGTCGCGGGGGATGCAGATAACCCGTTAGCGATGACTGTAGACACCAGCGTGTTCGATGCGGTGCTCAAGAACATCGAGCTGACGAAGCAAAGCAAATGAGATTCTGCACATCCTGCCAGTACACAAGGGCAGAAGAGGGCGGTGAGAAACAGCAGCGGGGCAAGATCAGGCGGTGGATATGTAAGGCCTGCCTAGAGAAGAAGACCCAGAGCAAATATCAGAAGCAAGACGAGCCCCAACGGGTGCGGGAGCTGAGATGACCGAGCAAGAGAAAGCCGAGCTGACTGAGATCATTGAGGGTGTGATCGAGAGGTACGCTGCTCCGCTGATGATGCGGTACGCGCAGGAGTTAGTGGAGACGGTCAGGCTTAATCCTGATGACGCTGCGGTGATTGCTGAGATTGCTGAGCGCGAGGCCTGCGCCCTGATGGTAGAGCGGTTAGGGGCTGAGGGCTACGGGACGCTGGCGATTGCCGCGATGATTAGAAAGGGTGGCGAATGAATGCCGTGCTTGCTATCTACTGGGGGATCGTTGCGATCCTGTCTATCTACTTCGCCGTCTTGACGCTCGAGCTGCCTGCCCAGCCTGTGTGCAGCGCTACGATCTACGAGACGCGCACATGGTGCAAGCACCGACTCTGGTGATCCACGACCTCGAAATCCGCATCGCCGAGCGCAAAGCCGCTCTAGCCCAGCGCCAGCATGAGAAGGCGTTGTGGGATGGTGTAGACATCGCTATCCTTTGTATCGAGTTCCTGTCCGTCTTCGTAGCCCTGATGTTCGCTGTGGCTGGTAAGCCCGAGGCTGCGTGCGTTGGCCTGTTACTGGCGATCTACCTGAAGATCCGGCGATGAGCGACTTAGTTGAGATCCTCAAAGACCCCGCGACTCGGGCGCAGTACGCGAAGCTGCCGGCGGAGTATCGGGCTGCATTCGAGTGGCGCACGAACTGGCTGCTGAAAGCCCACAAGTACCAGATCCTGCCCTCGGGCGACTGGTGGGACATCTGGCTGCTGCTGGCTGGTCGAGGCGCTGGCAAGACTCGGACGGCTGCTGAGCAGCTTGGCTGGTGGGCGTGGCAGCATCCTGAGACCCGCTGGGTTGTGGCGGCTCCGACCTCCTCTGACGTCCGCTCGACCTGCTTCGAGGGCGACTCTGGCCTGCTCTCAGTGATTCCCAGTGTTCTCATTAAGGACTACAACAAGGCGCTGCATGAGCTGGTGCTGATCAACGGTAGCCTGATCAAAGGCATCCCGGCATCGGAGCCTGAGCGCTTCCGAGGCCCGCAGTTCCACGGTGGCTGGTGCGACGAGCTGGCGGCTTGGGAGTACCTGCAAGACGCTTGGGACATGATGCAGTTCGGCCTGCGTCTGGGTAAGAAGGTGCGTTTGATCTGCACCACGACCCCGAGGCCGAAGGACTTGATCCTCGATCTGGTGGACAGGTCGGGCGACGATGTGGCGCTGGTGACCGCCTCGACCTACGAAAACCTCGACAACTTAGCGGACAACTTCCGCAAGCAGATCCTCCAGTACGAGGGCACCAAGCTAGGACGGCAAGAAATCTACGCTGAGCTGATCGACCCTGAAGAAGGTGGCATGGTCAAGCGTGAGCACTTCCGCCTGTGGCCTGCGAACAAGCCTTTCCCCAAATTCGAATACATCATCCAATCCTATGACTGCGCGTACACGGAAAAGACTGTCAATGACCCAACCGCCGCCACCACTTGGGGAGTCTTTAAGCCTCAGGACGGCCCGATGTCTGTCATGCTCATCGATGCGTGGCAAGACCGTCTTCAGTACCCGGATCTCCGTCCGAAGGTTCTTGAGGAGTTCAAAGTTTCGTATGGCGCTGACCCCGAGGATGAAGAGCGAGGAAACTTTGTCGGTGGAAAGAAGGTGGATCTTGTCCTTATTGAAGACAAGGCTGCTGGGATTAGCCTGATCCAAGACTTACAGCGGGCGCACCTGCCGGTCAGGGCGTATAACCCCGGGCGGGCTGACAAGATCCAGCGGCTATCGATTGTGGCGAACATCATCGCGCACAAGCGGGTGTGGATCCCTGAAAGCTCGAACAAGAAGGGGTTCGTCCGCGACTGGGCTGAAGGGTTCGTGAGTCAGATCTGCAGCTTCCCTGAGTCAACGCACGATGACTTTGTAGACAGTTGCACGCAAGCACTACGGTACTTGAGGGATGCGGGTTTCCTTGACATAGATCCTTACGTTGAGGAAGATCGGGAAGTTGAATATTACGGACGCAAGAAGGGTAATCCTTACGCGGTGTGACGATGACTTTATCAATTCTGAAAAGCCTAAAAAAGATCCAGCGTGAGATCAAGACCGCAGTCAAAGACGGTGACACTGCTGCGGCTTTGGCGGCTCAAAAGCGCTTGAACGAAATCATTAAAGGTGGGGTGAACTCCCCGCTGATGCCTCGTGCCGCTCCGTTAAGTGAAGCCCAGATTCAGGCGTATGCCGAGCGCATGGCACCGCAGATCGCTGGTGAGCTGACCCGCAAAGAGAAGAGCGCGGACACGCTTGCAGGCAAGAGCCAGAAGCAGTTCAAGCGGGAGCAGACGCTGCCGGTTGATCGCAAGGTATTACCGGGTGCTGTTGATCCGTCGGCTCCGCTGCCCTCCATGACGCTAGAAGATAAGATAGGCTCGGTGTTGCTCGGTCTGCCGGGTGATCCAACACTGGCGCGTGTGAGCCTGTCAGGGATTGGCGATGTGCCGTTCGAGCGGGCTGTAACGCAGCACGGTGGCCCTCGCTATGGCGATGAGAACAAGTTGTGGGCGTCTAACTTAAGCGCGGCTACAGGGCTTCTGAATGCGGCTGACAGGGCTTCTCGGCAGTTTGGCGACGCTCCGGTGGTTGCGTCGTATATGAAGATGCCAAGCGGGTTTGGGTTTGCCCAGCACTATCTTGAGTCACTGCTGCAATATCAGCGGCCTGATCTGATGAACAAGGCTGCAAAAGAGGCTTTAGAAAAAGACATCAAGGCAGGTTTTGTTGATTCTGATGGCAAGCGCGTCACGTTTCCCAACTTCCCCGGCTTTGATGACCTTGGCGCTGTAGCACAGGCTGCTGAGAGCAACTCAATTTTGCGTAAGCACATAGCGGCGAAGTTAGGCACAAGTGAGAAGTACGGCCTGCGTCCTGCCGCCGATGTGCAGTTTGCCGTAAGCCACCCTGAGCTGACCAACTTAGAGACAGGCGCGTCAGGCTTTACGCTGGGTGAGTTGACCCCCAGCCCACTGACTGAGTCGGCGCACCCGAGTTACTCTTACGACATTCCGGGCAAGGTGATTGGGCAGTTGCCGCACGCAACGCCGTATGACTTGCTATATCGGGATCAGTTGGAGTTGATCCGCCAGAACCCGAAGTCGCCTGAGTTCAACACGCTGAAGTTGCTAGGCGCTCGTCAGCAGATCGATGAGCAGCTAGTCAACGAGATCAACGAATACCAAGAGCGCGTGCGTCGATTGATCGGCAAGAAGGACGGCGGCTTAGCGATGCGCGAGACCGAAGAGGGCTTAGCGCCTCACGGGATGCGTCACAGTGGTGAGGGCGTTAAAGGCTCGGGCTACTTTGGCTACCTGCCTGCAAGCGACGGCTACGCTACCGAGATGTCGGCTGAGAATGAGGGCGGAGAGTTCCCGCTGTTAGTGCCGACGCTATCTAAAGAAGAGATTGAGCATCTGCTGGCTGGCAACTCCCCGACCGATGAGATTTTCCGCAAGGCGGTTGAGCACGCTGAGCGCCGCAAGAAAGAAGGCAAGAGCCCGTATGCTGACCCGACTGGCTTGAAGCATCCGGTACCGAAGGCCGAAGGCGGCACTGTGAACTATGAACTCCCTGACGATGTCACCCCACAGAACTGGCGCGATCAGCTAGAGACGAATGTGCTGAACGATGCGCGTGCATTGATTGGCGTGAAAGAAGGTGGCCCGATCAATCTTGACCGCTTGCTTGAGAAGGCGGTGCGTAAGGCGAACGGTGGCCCTGCCAATCTTGACGACATGTTGAAGTGGGCGGTGGCTAAGCACAACCACAAGATGAAGAAGGGCGGCGAGGTCAGCCAGACGTTCCCGCTCAAGAAAGACGAAGAAGAAGAGCGGATGTTCAGCCCTGCCCCGCTGAAGATCCCTGAGCCGATTACAGACGCGCTAGAGGCATTGAAGCGGCAGTTCGAGAAAGAGAAGCGCTCGATGTCGAAGCCGGGTGCCGTGCAGGATGTCTTGATGCGTGGCCCTGTGGCGATGTATGCGGGTGCGCCTGCTGACATCGTGGGCATGGGCGGTGAGGCTTTGGATTGGTTGCAGACAAAGATCCCGGGGATGCGTAAGCCTGCGTCGGTGATGGACACTGGGCCTGAGAAGGTTCCCCCGATGGGCTATGCGCCTGCGTTCCCGCTGACGCCTAATGAACCGTATGGCACTGAGGCGGCACAAGAGCTGATGAAGCAGTCAGGGCTGACGACAGGCACTGAGCGCCCGTTGTTTGAGATAACTTCAGGGGTGGCTGCACCGTTTGCGGGTATGGCTGCATTGAAGACGGGTAAGGCGTTGGCACCGACGGCGACTGACATGATGGATGCTCAGTTGCAGCAGATGATGAGGTTGGGGAAGGCGGGTGAGCGCGTAGCATCACAGGCTATACCTTCAATTATGGAGCGTGGCGGACTAGGCGCAGATTTGCTGTCGGCAATGTCGCGGGGCACAACGAGCAATGTCATCAAGCCGGAGGGTGGCAACTGGATTCAGGGTGCGGCTGAGAAGTATTTGAAAGACCTGCGCTACGACGAGAGCCTGATCGACCCGGTAGGCGTTATGAATCCGACTGCCAAGGCAGAGGAGACCGCGAGGGTGGCTGCGATGAATAACTTCGTCGATAAGAAGTTGTCGCGGTATCTCGTAAACCAGATGGGCACGCCATCAGATACTTTGCGCTTGCAGGCTGACGCTTGGGCTGACACGCAGAAGAAGTTGTTGGCTGACAAAGACAAGCAGATTGACAAGGTAAGGTCGGACATTCAGAAAGCGCAGCGTGAGCGTGGTGTTGACCCTGAAGTGCTGACCAGATCGCAGGCGAGACTGCGTGAGCTGCAGAAAGAGCGTGAGCTGATTAACAACCGCAAGGGTTTGCATTTTGATCCGGGGCACGACGACTTTAGGCAAAGAATAGGTAGGGACGCAAGATCAAGAGCTGAAATGCCACAGGAAAACCTCGGTGTAACGGAGGTTGCAAAAAATTGGGAAGATTTAAGCGACTCGGCAATTCGGCAGGGCGCGTATAAAGACATGATTCCTATTGTTGAAAACAGTGTGTCGGCTCAATTATCAACAAACACGCCAGAAGAGTACGCAAAGGTATTTAACCAACTTCAACGCGAAAGCCTGAGAAGGGTGGGTGGCGAGTTTGCCGTTGAAAATCCAGAGGCGCTTGCGTATGGAATGAATTCTGGCAGGCCTGCAAGAGATTTGCGCTTTGACCACATGATGGACGAGATCGACAACGCCTTACGTCCAAGTCAAGGCTTGCCTGATTACCTCCAGCTAAAGCCCAAAGACTTAGACAAGATGAGCGTGGCTCAAGTTTCTGAGCACGTAGATAAGATCAACGCATGGCGTGCTAGTCAGAAGGCTGAAGTAGATGCAGCGCGTGCTGCGAATGCTGCGACGGTTGAGCACAAGGCTTACGACGTAGTGCCGGGTACGGACATTCCTAACGACCAAGGGCTGCGGTGGGTGGAGATCAAAGTGCCTGAAATGGTGGAGGACTTTAAAGTGCCAGATCGATATGAAATAAGAAAGCCTACGCCATCATCTGAAACTTTTGCTATTTGGGATAAGGAAGCGAATCAATACATAACCACAGGGATAAAAACTGAAGAGGCGGCAATAAAGCATTTACACGACACCATAAATAAATCAGCCGTCGAAGACGCCCTCAAGTACGAAGGTGAAATCCTCCAGCATTGCGTTGGTGGCTACTGCCCTGATGTGATTGAGGGTAGGTCTCGCATCTTCTCACTGAGGGATGCTGATGGGCGTCCTCATGCGACGATTGAAGTTGAGCCAGATTCTCGTGTTGGATTTAGAGCAGGCGAAGCCCCGCTAGGCGATGACTTTTACGTTCAACAAAATAGATATATTGCGGGTCAAAACGACGGATCAATTCCAAATGACGTTACGTTTGCCGAATGGTGGCGATCCCAGAACGGAATAGAAGAGCCACGAAGAAGTGAAAGAATTAGCCAGATCAAAGGCCTTCTAAACCGCAAGCCAAACGATGAGTACATGCCATTCATCCAAGACTTTGTCAGAAGCGGTCAGTGGTCGCATGTTAAGGATTTAGAAAACTCAGATTTGAGAAAAGTTGCGCCTGACAGCGCGTTGGCTAAAAAAATGAAAGCGGCTGGGGTAGAGCCTCCGCTGTATGTTTCGAACGACGAATTAAGTCAATTGCTAAAACAATACAAAGAAGGTTTGTATTCGTGGAAGCGCGGCGGTCGCGTCACTAAAGCCGACCTTGAGCAACAGTTCCGCATGGCCTTCGGTGGCGGCGTATTTAACACTGATCCTGACATCACTGATTCTGGTCGGATCATTCCTGAGCACACAATTTAGAGGAAAGCATCATGCCTGAAATGCCTATCGACCCTGAGTTTGGTCGTTTCATCGCGGGGATCACGGAGACTGAAGACGGTGGTGCTTTAGTTGAGATGGAAGACGACGAGATGGAAGTTGAAGAGCT